AGCTTGGAGGAACGCGCCGACCGCCTGTGCCACAAGTCAACGTATCTGCAAGCGCCGCCCGAATGGCTGGGGCAGCAGTTTATCGATGAAGCAGAACACCTCAAAGAGACGGACGAGCGAGCATATCAGCACGAATACCTCGGCATTCCGGTCGGCACGGGTGGCAATGTGTTTGAAAATTTGGAGCTGCGAGAAATTACCGATGAAGAAGCTTCGCAGTTCGACCGAATTTATAACGGTGTTGACTGGGGATATTTCCCCGACCCGTGGGCATTCAATCGTTGCCATTACGACGCTGCGAGACGCACGTTATACATTTTTGCGGAAATGACCGCAAACAAGAAGCGGAACAAAGAAACGGCGGATATGCTGATTGACTATGGGCTGACCCGCGGCGATCTCATCACAGCAGACGGCGCAGAGCCTAAGAGCGTCGCGGACTATCAAAAATTCGGCTTACGCTGCATTAGCGCAAGAAAAGGGCCGGGAAGCATTGACCGATCTATGCAGTGGTTGCAAAGCTTGTCGAGCATCGTAATTGACAAGGTAAAATGCCCAAAAACGGCAGAAGAATTTATTTCCTATGAGTACGAGCGGAACCGCGATGGAGAGATCATCAGCGGCTATCCTGACGCAAATAACCACCATATTGATGCATGCCGATATGCGACGGAATCGATATGGAGGATGCCGGGTCAAAAGGGAAAGAGCGATTATACCCCCATTTGGAACAGATAGGACGGTGAGCGGCTATCAAAACATATAACGACCTCGTGTCGGTCGGTGAAAACGAGCAGGCGCGCATTGAGTTTGTCCGCAGCACGATCAATGAGCACCGCGAGAGCACAGCGTATAAAACGGCGGTGGATGCGGAGGAATACTATAACGGTCTAAATCCGACCATCAACCGCTATGAGAAGATCATCTATGATATGCAGGGTCGCAGCCACACGGATATGTGGACGGCGAACCATAAGTTGGCTAGCCATTTCTTCGGGCTGGCGGTAGATCAGGAGGTTTCGTATCTGCTGGGAAACGGTGTGACCTTTGCGGAGAAGGAAACACCGAAAAAACTATGCCCGGACTTCGATCAGGAAGTCATGGATGCGGCGCGTGAGGCGAAAATCGCAGGCGTGTCTTTTGGCTTTTGGGATTTGACGCATTTGCGCGTGTTCTCCCTGCTTGAGTTCGTCCCCCTCTATGATGAGGAAGACGGCGCAATGAAAGCCGGTATCCGGTTCTGGCAGGTGGCGCAGGATAAGCCGCTGAGAGCGACGCTGTACGAGGTCGACGGCTTTACCGAGTACTTCCAGCCGAAAAACAAAGATATGAGCGTATTGCAGGAAAAGCGCAGCTACAAGCTCGTTATCCGCAAGGCCGAAGTTGGCGAAACAGAGATTTACGACGGTGGCAATTATCCAAGTTTCCCCATCGTGCCTCTGAAAAACAACAAGCGGTGCCTATCCGAAATTGTCGGCAAGCGCAACACCATTGACGCGCTCGATCTTGCGTCCTCTAATATGGTCAACAACGTGGACGAGGGCAATTTGATCTATTGGGTGCTGTCTAACTGCAACGGTATGGACGATCTCGACGATGCGAAATTTGTGGAGCGATTGAAAACCACGCATGTCGCCCACGCCAACGGCGACGATGGCGCAAAGGTGGAGAGCAAGACCATCGAGGCTCCGTTTGAGGGAACCAGCAGCACCATTGATATGCTGAAAAAGAAGCTCTATGAAGATTTCCAGTGCTTTGACGCGGCGGCGGTATCTGCCGGGAACCAGACGGCAACGGCGATCAAGGCCAGCTATGCGCCGCTGGATCTGAAAACAGACAAGTTTGAATCCGAGGTAACGCGGTTTATTGTGGAAATCCTTCGTCTGGCAGGCATTGAGGATCAGCCGAGTTACACGCGCAATCAGATCATCAACAAGAGCGAGGAAACGCAAAATATTCTGCTGGGCGCGGCGTATTACGATGATGAATACATCACGAAGAAGCTGCTGACCATCAATGGCGATATTGACCAGTACGAGGACATGGCAAAACGGAAGGCAGCAGAAGAGATTGACCGAAGCTTTGCGGAACCGGTCGCGCCGGTGGTGAGCGGCGATGGCGAACAGTGACCTCGGCCACAAGCTGACCGACAAGGAGCTTGCAAAGCTGGAACGGCGCATTGAGAAACTATACCGTGAGGCCGGGAAGGAATTGCAAGCGACCATTGACGCATACTTTGAGCAGTTCCAAAAGCGCGACGAGGAAATGAAAGCCTTGATTGGCACCGTGCAGAACGGTAAGGAATGGGCGGAGGCCGACTATAAGCAATGGCGGCTGAACCAGATCGGGCGCGGGGAACGCTATCAGGCCATGCGTGACAAAGTGGCGCACCGCGCGACTGAAGCAAACGCCGTGGCGGTATCCTACACCAACGATGCAACGCCGGGTATCTATTCCCTTAACCGCAACTATTCGGCGTACACCATCGAGCAGGTCGCGGGAAACGTCGGCTTTGACCTGTGGGACGAGCAGACGGTCAAGCGGCTCATGGTAGAGCAGCCGGAGCTGATGCCATATTACCCGCCGAAACGCGCCTTAAAGCGCGGCATTGATCTCGCGTATGGCAAGAAGCAAATTACGGCAAGCGTCACCAGCTCCATCTTGCAGGGGAAGAGCATCAAGCACATGGCGGATGACCTGCAAAAGCGCATTACCACCATGAGCCGAGACAGCGCTATCCGCACCGCCAGAACTGCCGTGACCGGCGCTCAGAACGCAGGACGCATGGACAGCTACGCGGCAGCGGAGAAGATGGGGATAAAGCTCAGGCGCGAGTGGGTAGCGACGCTGGACAACAGGACGCGCCATGCACACGCCATGCTTGACGGCCAGCAGGCCGACATTGACAAGCCCTTTAAGGTCGACGGCTATGAGATCATGTTTCCCGGCGATACTTCTGCCCCAGGCTATCTTGTGTATAACTGCCGCTGCACGCAGATTGCGGTGGTGGATGGGGTAGATACTTCCGCGGGGCAGAGGCGCGCCAGAAACGCCGATACGGGTCAAACAGAGGTCATTTCGGATATGTCCTATGCGGAATGGGCTGGATGGAAAAAGAATACAAAGCAAGTTGCAAGTGCGGCAAAATCTGCTATAATAGAAGAAAGCAAGCCGTTGCCAATTACTATTTCGGATTGCGCCACGGAGACGCGGAAATATGATTTTAGTGATGGAACGGAAAACGGGACGAGAAAATCCGCAAAAGCCACGGTTTATAAAACTCCAGACGGAACAGAGTTTGTTTTTCCGGTAAGTTACAACAAAGCGCACCAGACGATGACCCCAGAGAAAGCGGTTGAGCTTTGGAGTAAAGTTCCAGAAAAATTGCGAAATATGGGGCAAAAACAAATCATATTCCAAGATGTTCATAACCCGCAAGACAAATACTGGAGAAAGCGATACAAGAAATTCCGAGGCAGTTATGCTACGGGCGGGGATGACATCAATTTTTGGCGTTATGATTATCCACATAACGACGATTATGTTGTGCGAACGTATTGCCATGAAATCGGGCATAAAGTTGACACGGACAATAGCGTAAACGGCACACGTTTCTCGGAGTACACATGGTGGACGGATGCAATGGCTGAGGATAAGAAGGTATCCGGTCAAAAATCGGTTACAGTCTACGGAGAAAACGCTAATTCTGAGGATTTTGCGGAAAGCATGGCCGAATTTGTTAAAGACTCGGACGCATTTAGAAAGAAGTTCCCAAACAGAGCAAAAATTATTGATATTTTCTTGAGATAAGGCGGTGAGCGCTTATGAAAACAAAAAAGTTCTATGATGACAATGGAAAACTTGTTAAAGAGCGCGTTTACGGGAAAACACCGTCCGGTGGCGATTATTCGGAAATCTGCTATATCGATAACAATCGAATGGTTATCAGAGAGTGCAAGGAGGATGGTACGCTTATTGCTGAAACATGGGGTGAGCGATGAGCGTTACAATCCAAGACCACAGTGCGGAGGTTTCTGCTGAGATCAAAGCGGCGCTGCTGCGCGGGCTTGAAAAATGCGGGCTGGTGGCAGAGGGGTATGCAAAAAAGCTGTGTCCCGTGGATACCGGAAATCTGCGAAACAGCATTACCCATGTGGTAGACGAGCAGGAACCGGCGGCGATCATCGGGACGAACAACGAATATGCCGCTTACGTCGAGCTTGGCACGGGCATTTACGCCGAGGGCGGCGGCGGACGGCCTACACCGTGGGTGTACCAGGACGCGAAAGGAAACTGGCATTACACGCGCGGCAACAAGGCACAGCCGTTTCTGAAACCTGCTGCCGCCGACCATGCCGCGCAGTATCGGGACATTCTGGAAAGCGAGCTGAAAAATGGATAACGAGACCATCAAGGCCATTGAAGCCATTATCAAGCGCGGCAATGATGCTGAAATACGCCGAAAAGGCGACGGGTACATCGTCTTAGAGGTCAAGAAAACAATCAAATACACTTCCGCGTAAAGGAAAACCGCCCCTTAACTGGGGCGGCACATCGGAAGATTTATTCTTTTCTGCCCTCGTGACCTCCGGGGCGGGCAATCATCAGATAGAGAAATGACGGACATTGCCGCGAGCGTCATACCATTTCCGGTCTTCGTCGCTCATTTTTGTGGTCGGGCGGAATGCGTTCTTCCCGGTCTTCTCGAAGTACCACTCCTTGCAGAGTTTGCAGGCATCTTTTGCGGTCTGCGCTTCGATGACAACATCGGCCAAATATTCGGTACGGTTTGCCTTGATAAAGAAATATACAGTGTACTGTTTCATGTTCTTTTCCCTTTCCGGCTTTCGCCTGTCACATTTGTTCTTTGTGAGTATATGATACCATGAGTTAACTCATAAATCAATTGTAGAAACGTACAAAGTTAACTCATAATATTTGTGAATAATGTGAGTTAACTCTTCTCGTGCGACATGGTATAATTACCGCAAGGAGGTAACACCATGCCATACAAAGGAACAGACGCAGAAAAGAAAGCCGTAAGGGAGTACCAAAAGCGGCAAGACAACATAATGATTCGCCCGAGCAAAGAGGAAGGCGCAAGAATACGGAGTGCGGCGGCGGAAGCGGGGAAAAGCGTTCAGGCGTTTATCCTCGACATATTAAGAGAACACATCAAGTAAATAACATCTTCCGCGCAATAGGGCGCGGGAAAGGGCAATAGGAGCCAACCACCGAGAAAACTCGGTAGTTGGCTCTTTTGTTTTAGGTAAAACCCGCGAGGTACAGCGGTTTTATACAATCTATCGCTGCGACGGACTGCGGACAAGGGAAAGGAAGATAGAACAATGGCACTTACACGCAAACTTTTGAAGGGGATGGGCCTTACCGACGAACAGGTAGATACCATCATCGAGGCACATACCGACACCGTGGACGGCTTGAAAGCTGATGTCAGCAAGTACAAGGCGGACGCGGAGAAGCTGCCCAGCGTCCAGAAGCAGTTGGATGATCTCAAGGCAGCGGGTGACGGCGGCTATAAGGAAAAGTACGAGAAGGAACACTCGGCCTTTGAAACTTACAAATCCGACGTCACGGCAAAGGAGAGCAAGGCGGCAAAGGAAAAGGCCGTGCGCGCTTACTTTGAGAGCAAAAACATCACCGGCGCGAATCTCGACCTTGCGATGCGTGGTTGCGGCGAGGAAATGGCCGCATTGGAGCTGGACGGCGAGAAGATCAAGGACACCAAAAGCCTTGATGCACTTGTAGACGGTACCTACAAGGGGCTTGTCTCCACCACGCAGACAAAGGGCGCGAATCCCGCCACTCCCCCGGCGAATACCGGCGGCGGCGCAATGACCAAAGATCAGATCATGGAGATCAAAGACAGAGCGGAGCGCCGCGCGGCGATTGCTGCAAATATCAATCTTTTTGAAAATAAGAACGGAGGCTAATTATGGCTGCTGAAACCAATCTGATCAAGAAAAATGACCTCGCCCGCGTGCGCGAGATCGAATTTACCGAAATGTTCGGTTACTCCATCAAGAAGCTGATGGAGGCATTGGGTGTGACCCGTAAGATCGCAAAGCAGGCCGGCACTGTGCTTAAGAGCTACAAGGCGACCGGCACGCTTGATAGCGGCGTTGTGGCCGAGGGTGACACTATCCCCCTTTCCCACTACAAGACCGAGGCTGTGAACTACAAGGAGATCACGCTCAAGAAGTGGCGCAAGGCCACCTCTGCCGAAGCGATCACCGACCGCGGCTACGATCAGGCCGTGGAAATGACCACCGACGAAATGCTCAAGGAAGGGCATCCGCAAGAGCTTCTTTGACTTCCTCTCGACCGGCACCGGCGCGGTGAGCGGTAAGAACTTCCAAACCGTTCTGGCGCAGGCATGGGGAAATCTGCAGGTCCTTTTCGAGGACGACGAGATCGGCGCGGTCTACTTCATGAACCCCCTTGATGTGGCGGACTATCTGTCTACTGCTAACATCACCGTGCAGACCGCTTTCGGCATGAGCTATGTCGAGAACTTCCTCGGCCTTGGTACCCTTATCATGAACGCCAGCGTTCCCAAGGGCAAGATTTACGCCACCGCCAAGGACAACATCGTGCTGTACTACATTCCCGTCAACGGCGCTGACCTTCAGGAGGTATTTACCTTTACCACCGACGCCACCGGCTACATCGGCATCCATGAGGAGCCTGATTACACCAACATGACCGCATCGGACACCGTCATTAACGGCATGGAGCTGTTTGCCGAGCGCATTGACGGCGTGGTCGTCGGCACTATCGACAACGGCACGCTCGGTTCCCTGACGGTCACCTCTGCCGCTGGCTCCAAGAGCGGCGATACCAAGCTGACCGTATCTCCGAAAAAGGCTGCGGCGGGTAACAAGTATAAGTATGCGTCCGGCGCCTCTGCCGCGACCGTCGCTTACGGCGACAACGTTGCCGGTTGGAACGATTGGGACGGCAAGAGCGATCTGACCATTGCGACCGGCCAGACCGTGACCGTGGTCGAGTGCGACGGCAACTACCACGCGCTCAAGAGCGGCAACGCGAGCGTGACCGCAAAGTGATAGGGAGGGCGGCGTGATGCTTGAACAGGTCTTACGACACTTGAACAACTGGTTCCTCGTTGGCATTCACGAGGGCACGTTCACCGTGGAGAATGGCAGCATTACGCTGCCCTTTCTCCTGACCAATCAATATTTCCGCATCTGTGGTTCCGTGTTCAACGATGGCTTGCACAAGTATCCGGCGGCTGACCTGACGGACGAAACCTTTACCGGTACGGTGTGGGCGCTAGCGGTGCCAAAGGCTGTGGTTGCGCTTGCCGAAGATATCGCCGCGTGGGAAGAAAAGAATGGGGAGGCCGTTGTAAGCCCGTATCAAAGCGAGAGCTTCGGGGGCTACTCCTACACCAAACGCAGCGCAGGAAGCGACGGCGGCACGTTAAACGGCTGGCAGGACGCTTTTAGAGGCCGGTTAAATGACTGGCGAAAGATCAAGGGGGTGGAGCCGTAATGCTGTTGGATGCGTTTGGTAAAAAGTGTGTTCTGATTGAAAAGAAACGCACGGCCGACGGCGCTGGCGGCTATATCACGGAATGGGTTGACGGCGCCGAGTTTCTCAACTATCAGGCGCTTGATACATCCATGGAGGCCCGGAGGGCGGAACAGGAGGGCGTGACCTCGGTGTATTCCGCGCTGGTCAACCGGAACGTGCCCATTGAGTACAACGATTATTTCCGGGATGGGGAAACGGGGCTGACCTACCGGGTGACGTCGAACCCGGAGGAAAAGGCAGCTCCGAAATCTGCCGGACCGGCAATCCGGGCGCTTAAATTCTTCACTGCGGAGCGAAAGGAGCTGCCGAAATGACAAAGGATAAAGCGCTCCATGCGTGGTTTTCTCAATTCCTTCCTGCGTATCCAACTTCCAATGTGCCGGAGGACGCGGTGTTCCCATGGCTGACTTACGAGCTGATCACAGGCTCATGGGAGAGCGGCGAAATCGCGCTGACGGTGAATCTTTGGTACTACACGGAGGGCGAGGCGGTTCCAAATGCAAAGGCGCAGGAGATCGCCGACGCCATCGGCATGGGCGGATGCATGGTGCCGTATGACGGCGGGGCGATGTGGCTCAAGCGCGGCTCTCCGTGGTGTCAGAACCTCGCGGACGAAAGCGATAAAAACATCAAGCGGCGGTATCTCAACATTACGGTGGAATACCTGTCGCAAAACTGATGAAAGGACAACGACATGAAATTTACAAAAATTCCTTCTGATGCGTTTCAGAAGCTTCAGATCAATGCGGGCATTCTGACGACCGACTTCACGCCGGCCTCCGGGGAGATCGGAGCGGATGGACAGATCGGCGCGACGACCGGAGGCGTGACCTTTACGGCGACGCCGACCTTCTCCGACTTCGGCGAAGACATTGACAACTGCCCGAAGAACATGAAGGAGTTTAAGCGGCAGGACATGGTCGAGGCGAAGATGTCCGGCACCTTTATCAACGCCGACACGAAAACGGCAAAGCTGCTCTGTGGCGCGGCGGACATTGACACGAGCGACACGACGAAGGTCGTTCCACGCACGGACCTCAAGGACAGCGACTTCACCGACCTGTGGCTGGTAGGCGATTACTCCGACAAGAACGGTGCAAAAAACGGCGGCTTTATCGCTATTCACATGCTCAACGCGCTTTCCACGGGCGGCTTTCAGCTCAAGACGGCGGACAAGGCTAAGGGACAGTTTGCCTTTGATTTTACGGCGCATTATTCCCTTGCCGCGCAGGACAAGGTCCCGTATGAAATTTACATCAAGGCCGGAACGGAGGAAACGGCATGAAGCTTTCCGACATTCAGGGTGAGCGCGTCTTTGACGTCATTGCGGATATCATTGATCCGATTGCCAACATTGCGGAGGACGAACAGGCTTCCGCGATGTTTCGGCGGGAAAAGCTGCCGGAAGGCATGACGGTGAAGCAGTTTGCGACGCAGAGGGCGCGAAAAGCGCTCCCCGCGCTGCTCAAGGGGCACAAAGGCGACATCATTGCCATTCTTGCCTCTATTGAGGGCGTGAGCACGGAGAGCTACAAGGGCGCGCTGAACCTCGTCAAGCTGATGCGCGACGCGACGGAGCTTTTGACCGATGAAGCATTCGGCGCGCTTTTTCTCTCAGCGCAGAGCGGGAAAACCTCTGGCTCTGCGCAGGAGAATACCGAGGGCAAAGGAGAATAAAGCCGTTCCTGCGATACTGCACAGCGCGGCTCAATGAAAAAGCGAAAACCGAGGCGTACCGCATCTATGTGACCGACGCGCTGCGCATTGTGGCCGAAAACACGGCGCGATACGCGGGCGGGAACTACATCAAGGCGCGATATGCGGACATTATTGAGCCGAAAAAGCAGGACAACAGAACGTGCGAAGAGATTACCGCCGATGTGGTCGCGCGGTGCGGATTGGTGGTGAAACATGAATCTACTTGATTTATTTGTCAAAATCAGCGTAGACGACGGAGACGTAGACAAGGGCTTTTCAGAGACGAGCAGCAAAGCGGAAACGCTTGCAGGGAAACTGAAAGGTGGGCTTGCTACGGCGGCAAAGGTCGGCGGCGCTGCGATTGCGGCGGCTGGTGCAGCTGCGGTCGCAATTACAAAGCAGGCTGTAGAAAATTACGGTGAGTATGAGCAGCTGGTCGGCGGCGTGGAAACGCTGTTCAAGTCCTCTGCCGATACCGTCATGCAGTACGCCGCGAACGCATACCAGACGGCGGGCATGAGCGCCAACGAGTACATGACCACCGTAACGGCGTTTTCTGCGTCCCTGCTGCAATCGATGGGCAACGACACGGATGCGGCAGCGGAAAAGGCAAATCTGGCCATTACCGACATGTCGGACAACGCAAATAAGATGGGTTCGAGCATGGAATCTATCCAGAACGCTTATCAGGGATTCGCCAAGCAGAACTACACGATGTTAGATAACCTCAAACTCGGCTATGGCGGCACGAAGGAGGAAATGCAGCGTCTTTTGGACGATGCGAACGCCTTAAACGCCGCGCAGGGCAATTACACCAATTACACCATCGATAGTTACGCGGATATCGTTGACGCTATCCATACCGTGCAAACGGAAATGGGCATCACGGGCACAACGCAGCTGGAAGCCAGCACGACGATCCAAGGGTCTATCGCGTCGATGAAAGCGGCGTATGGCAACTTTATCACGGGGCTGGGTGACGAAAACGCCGACATGGCGGAACTCACCACGAACCTCTTAGGAAGCACCGTGACGGTTGCGGAAAACCTTCTGCCGGTCGTTGAGAAAATTCTTGAAAACATCGGCGTTGTGGTGCAGGAAAAAGGGCCGGAGATGATTGAGAAATTTGTTGGCTATGCCGTCGAAAAATTGCCGCAGGTCATTGAGCTTGGCATGAAGATGGTATTGGCGATCGTCAGCGGCCTTGCTGAGAATTTGCCGCAAATCGTTCGGTCGGTGCTTGACATGATGGCGACCATTGTAAAAACCTTCGTTTCCTCGCTCCCCGATATCGTAGATGTCGGTAAACAGATTGTGAAGGGCTTGTGGGAAGGCATCAAGGCAATGGGCAGCTGGATCAAGGAAAAAGTCGGCAGTTTCTTCTCTGGAATTGTTTCAGGTGTGAAAAACAAGCTGGGGATCCATTCTCCGTCCCGCGTGTTTGCGGGAATCGGCGAGAATATGGCGCTGGGTCTTGGTGAGGGCTGGGACAACGAGTATGACAGCATTAAGCGCGGCATCACTGGCGGTCTGGACTTCGGCGCGGCGCAGATCGGCGCGGAGCAATCTTTCGGCGGTCAGATGCGCAGCGCGCTATCTTCCCTCGGCGGCATGGGCGGGGATATCAACATCGTTGTGAAGTCTGTGCTTGACGGGAAGGTAATCGGCGAGACGGCATATAAATACAACAGGCAGCTCCAACGAGCAATGGGGGTGTAAATGGATATCATGCTGAAGCTCGGCACGCTGGATGTACACGAGAAGGTGTCCACCTACAACGTGCGGCGAGAGGTGAGCTATAGTAAGGTCATCACAACAATGGATGACACGGAGCACGCGGCCCGCTCGAAGGACAGATACATTGTGGAGACATCATTTTTCCCGATGACGGAAGCCGAATCCACGGCATATTACAATGCGTTGATGGGGGATACCGTAAGCGTGACGTTTACCGACCCTTATAGCGGCGCGGGCACAGTAAAGACCATGCGCGTAACAAGCGACTTGGAAGCCGCGTTCGCTCTGGTCAGCGTGGATGGTAATCGGCGCTATAAGGGCGGCGCGGTACAGTTGAGGGAGATTTAATGCACAGCGTAAGTGATTTATACTTAACACTGCTTGCTGACCGAAATCATCGTGTAGAAACCAAATTAAGCATTGCGGGGGTGGAATATAGTCAAGCGGACATCGTAAAAAATAGTTTACGAGTGTATGGCGGGCTGTATTCCACCTTTGGCATTGGGAATTGTTCGGCGCGGCAGATCGACGTCGAGTTTTACCCAAAAGGCGCGATTCCACGGCAGGCAAAAATCGAAGTATTTGCGCGGCTGGTACTCGGCGAGCAGGTGAGCGAGTGGATTCCCAAAGGCGTGTTTTTCTTTTCCACGCGCAAGACCGACCGGGTCACGGGCGTTTTGAGTGTGCATGGGTATGATGCGATGCTCAAGGCGGAAGATACATGGCTCGACAGCAGCTATGACGCGGAAACATGGCCGATGCCTGCGGTGACGGCGGTCGCCGACATCGCGGCGCGCATGGGCGTTGCAGTGGATAGCCGCACGGTATTGGATGCGGCGTTCCCGGTGCAATATCCCGTGGACAGCGAGGGAGACATGACGATGCGCGAGGCGCTTGGGCGTATTGCGGTCGCCAACGCGGGAAATTGGACCATCACGGACGAGGGGAAGCTGCTGCTGGTCGGGTTGAACTCCATGCCCGCTGAAACTAATTATCTTATCACGGAGACCGGCTGCGCCATCACCTTTGGTGGCGTGCGCATCCTCGTGTAAGGAGGGGCAACATGGACAAAACCTATTTAGGGCGGCGGCT